GCGGTAGTAACAGGCCACACGCCAAGACCACGTAGTAAGCGGTTGCAGCAGCAGGGCACGGGTAGCGTCAACAGCACCGTAGTATTGAATACGGAAGCGGGAGGCGGTAGCCCTGTATCTGGTGATGGGCATACGCACGTCAACAAAGCAGCCCTTGATCAGATTACAACCGATGCAAACGGTTATATCTGGCTTGATTTGCTAAAGGAGGTTATAACGGAGATTGACGGCCAGGAAACCACCATATATGACAAAGTACGCGAAAAGGTTAAGGCGGGCTATGCGGACGTAGCGGGTGATCTGGCAGAGGACAGCCCGATTTTCACTAAGTTTCTTAGCCGCCTGACTGATGATATAGCCGAGGGCAAGATTACGTTTAACCAGGGGCTTATAGCATTAGGTCTAACGGTATTCCGCGACGAGGTGCAGTTTGGTACTTTCGTCAAATCGCTTTATGCCGGAACGGGCGCAGGTATAGACCCGCAGGGAAACGCCGAGTTTGAAAGTGTACGGGTACGTACTTACTTTGAGGCCGTAGAACTTATTATTAACCGTTTATCGGCTATTGAGGGCGACCAACTACTGACAGAGAGCGACCAGATAGAGAGCGTAGAGGATTTGGGTGACGGCCAATATCGGCTGCATCTACGCGCTAAATGGGAGGGATATTTTACAGCCCAAAAGGTTAACAATGTCCTAAAGGGTATTATCAACAATCTGGGTGCAGCCGCTTTAGGCATGACAACGCCAGGAACCAACGCGCAAATGTACACAAGTTGGATGAGGGTTAACGCTGTTGATACAGGTAATAACACTATCGACGTGATCCTGTACCCTGATAACCAAGTGCCCGCCGGGCATAATTTCCCACCTTGCGAACTGATGAACATTGCCCGTTGGGGTAACTCTACAGACAAAACGCGCCAAAGCTGCATATACCTTTCATCTACAGAGGGCCGTATAGTCAAGTTGGCGGGTGTAACAAAGCCCATCATAGACCAGACGAACTACGGCATGACAATAGGAACCCTACCCGATTTTGTCAAGGCTATGGTAGATGATGAAGGCTACCCGTTACCTATCAAGGAGGGTTTGGATTATATGTACATACCTGGTATTATCGCAATGGATATTATCAGGGTAAACCATTGGACGGGGCTACCTGAATCTGTTTATGTTGACCGGGGAGAGTGGAGCGCGGACGCTTTTTATTACTGCAATACGCTGAATCCCGAAACAGGAGACTACGAAGTTTCAGAAGTATGGTACAGAGGGTGTAAATACCGATGCTGCCTTACAGGTACGCAGAACGCGCCGTCGATACTTACTACCGATTGGGCGTTTTTGGAGGGCAACCCTGATTTTACGGTAGAGTTTAACGATACTGATGTGCTGTTTGATCCTGATCGCTTCGACCTTACTTTGTATATTATCGCAAAGTTCAGGAACCAAGATATAACGGCAAATATACCCGACGCTAACGTAACATGGACGCGGTACAGTGAGGACGCGGACGGTGTAGAGCGGGTGACATCTGATTTGGCGTGGAACGTACGGCACGCTGGAGAATATAACCCAGGAAAGTCTATACATCTGACAGCAGAAGATATGGATTTTAACGGGTATGTACCTAAAAAGGTGCAGATAACCGCCACCGTTATACTGACAGATGAAAACGGCAACGAGGTGGACGCAGACAGAGCAGTATTTGAATTTAATTAAATATCAGCGAGTATGAAAGTAAAGAGATTTGATTTTAACTTTAAGCCCCTACAGATAGATATAAGTTTATCTGTTGTGGGTAGTGTACCAGACAGGCAGAATTACGACGCGGACGCGGACGAGTACACACCAGACTATACGTTGACACCGCTTGTAATACAGCCACAGATAAGCCGCATGGATAAAGACGAAATCCTAACGCCTGGTAGTGTCAATTCCAATTTGGCTAACGTACGTTGGTATGAAATCGTAGGCGGTACGCGCACACAGATATTGGCCGACAACACCGACTATGAAATTACCACAAGCGGAGGTAACGCAGGGCGAATCCTGGTAAAGAAAAACGCGCAGCCACAGAACCCTATTACGCTTGAATACTACGCGGAGTATTTGGATCAGCGTACAGGACAGATACACGTTTTGCAAAAGACATTCCCGATACGTTGCAGCAATTCTACGGTGTTCAAACCTGTACTGATCTTAGATACGCCCGATCAGACTATCTATAATCCGTTAAAGGATCAGGCCGTACAGGTGATACACGCAAGTTTGCGTTGTGGCGAAAACGAATGTGCAGCCGCCAATCGTATCTTTGTATGGGAAAAGTTCAGGGAGGACAATACATGGACGCAAATAGGCACGGACACGGTTTTGGACTATGACGTACAGGTATCAAACGATACCGCGAGCCTGACGATAGACCGTAGCCTGATGGGTGCGGATTTGTATATACGATGCAGGGCAAAGTATGACAGAGGCGGCAACCCTGCAAGCGTAGCTTTGACGGATGCAAGCCCCGAATGTATCACGTCTTTTGTAAGGCGAATCCCTAAATTTGAGTTTGATATAGCAGGCGTACCAACCAACATACCAGCAGGTATTTTGAAAATCGCGCCGGAGGCTAAGATATGGGACGTTAACGGTGCTATCGCCAATCCTGAAAGGGAGTTGTTGATACTTTGGTATTCGGCCACCAATAGGGCGAGCGGCAGTTTGGCGTACAACCAGGTAGGACACGGGCAAACACCGCTATTGCCTACAAAGGATATGAGCGATTTGTTAGGCGCAGTATTCGGGCTTGATGTGCAAGATGCAGGCCCTACGTGCTGTTGGGAAGATGGCGACGGATCGCTATTTGAGGATGAAGATGGATATTTGTTACTGATTAAATAAGGACTTTTAAATTTTAGAATTATGGCACGTTACATTAAAGCAAACCCGAAAGTCGCAAGTTTCTTGCGCGTAGAGAATGAGCGTAACACCGTCAAGGACGGTAATTATTTGCTTTGGCAGGCTGATATGCTGAAGTTCGGCCCGCTTACGCAACTTAACGAAACACTTGCCCAGATTGGAGGTATCGCGCTAATGGCGCATGAGGCGAGAGAAGAGCAAGACGGCACGGTTACAAGACCTTTGCCTGTTGCTACTGATCCCCGCTTTATCATGGATACGGAACCAGAGACAGCACCCGCAGAAGATCAGCCCGGTAACGGTGAAGATCAGCCCGGTAACGGTGAAACCGTGACAGAGGGAGAGCAGACCGAAGCCGCTACAGGTGGGGAGAGCGAGGAAATAACGGCGGGTGACGTAGGCAATGTAGAAGATATTGTAGATTTTGCCCCAGAAGAGGAAACAGAGTAATAACCGATAAAAAGCAGCAATATGAGCAGTGCAAGTACAAGTAGAACTATTAAGTTCATAAGCAAGGCGGGAACCTATACCGCTATCATAATGTGTTCAGAGGGTGATTTGTACCAGGAATGGGAGGGCACGCAGCAGGACGTTATCAGCATTTCCCCGGATTTTGCAACGTTAAAGCCTAAATTATTCTTTGTATGTACATCAAGCCGCGTAGCCGAGGGCGTAGCAACACCCGACAGCATCGACTACTATTTTAATGGTACTAAGATTACCTGGAATGGCGACACGTCAAGCGGTACGTTTGCCGGGCTGTTTAAGAAAGTGGCCCCGTCAGGGGACAACCTTTATTATGGTTTGCAGATTGTGCAGAACATAGTAGAGACATCCGGCTTTGCGCCCGCTACTATCAAGATGGTGGCCCACATATCCTACGGTACGCAGAGCGACGAAATACAAGCGTCGTACCCTATCCCTATTCAGCAGGCTACGGGTAGCAGCTTTAGGGTAACTATCGCAGCGGGCGATACCAAGAACTTTGTTATTACCCAAAAAGGCGGTAGTTGTATTCTAAAGGCTATGGCCTACCAGAGCGGCAACCAACTGACAAATGATCTTACGTATCAGTGGTACAAAAATTCGCAGGGATCATGGGTTGAGTTATCGGGAAAGACGGCACAGACGCTTACGGTGCAAGAGGCTGATATTAATACCTATGGCGAATTTAAGGTAGTAGTATTACGCGGCGGCAGTGAGATTGGTAGCGACTTTCAGGGCGTTATGGATGCAAGCGACCCCTACGAAATTGACCCGCACCCTAACCCAGAGGATGAAACGATAACGGAAGATACAAACGGTAACGGTACGGTTACATACACCCCGGTTGTTGTAAGACGCGGAACGGGCACAAAGGCTATAGATAGTCTGTTTTATTTTACCGTCAAGGATGCCGCAGGTGTATTTCTCAATTCTGCCACTGACAGATCAACAGCACAAGCAAGCTACAGCGTTACACGCGCCCATTGTATGCAGGCAGGTAGTGACGTATCTTTAACTATCGAATCACAAAGTTAGTGGCCTATGAGTGGGGTAATGAAAACTTGCGTAGTCAAGTTCATACGTAAAGGTACGGGAATTTCCCGTACCGAAACGGAATACGCGCAGAATCAAAGTAGTACAACGGCCCCTACGTCTGGATGGAATGTTAACCCCCCGACATGGCAGAACGGGTATTATATTTGGCAGCGTATCAAATTTACCTATACGGATAATTCGTATTCCTACAGCAACGCAGTATGTATTTCAGGCGGTAACGGTATATCGTCAGTGACAGAGCATTATTTGGCTACGTCTGCATCATCTGGAGTTACTAAGAATACAAGCGGTTGGACTACGACGGTACAGACTGTTACAACCACAAAGAAATATCTTTGGAATTACGAAACTACCACCTATACCGACGGCAGCACCGTTGATACAACGCCCGTAATTATCGGTGTGTATGGTGAAAAGGGAGACCCAGGCAATCCGGGCGGGCAAGGCGTTAGCATTTCTTCAGTGACAGAATACTACTTAGCTACGTCGGCATCGTCAGGTGTTACCCGTAGCACGTCTGGTTGGACTACAAGCACTCAAACGATAACGGCTACGAAAAAATACCTTTGGAACTATGAGATGATAACCTATTCTGATGATTCCACGTCATACACAGACCCCGTAATTATCGGTGTGTATGGTGACAAAGGTGATCCGGGCGATCCAGGCGGCAAAGGTGATCCGGGCGACAAAGGAGAAAAAGGCCCATCGTTGAGGATCCAAGACTGGGCCGAGTGCCCGACAAACGCGTATTTCTATGCCGGCAAAGATGGTGAGGCGTACAAAGACGTTGTGGTATATAACGGCAATTATTACAGTTGTACGCGGACACACAGCAAGCAATCGGGCGTATTACCCACCAACTCAAATTATTGGGTATTGGGTGATAAGATCGAGTTAGTCGCCACAAACGTACTGTTGGCCACGTATTCCCTCATTAAGAATTTGGGCGCGGAGGCTATCGAAATGAAAGACGGTAACGGCAATGTTGTTTTCTATGCAAAGGGTGGTACTTTGATTTGCAAGACAGGTGTATTTGAGAACGTCACGATTAAAGGCAACTTATACACCCCATATTATAACATTGACACAAGCAACATTGCTTCTTTGGCTACATATTCGTATGATAGTACGTACGGCTTTTATTATTACGCGCTTGATTTAGCAAAGACCGGGCTTAATATCCAAATTAACCCCGGTACGTCGGCACCTGTATATATCAGCCTACCCGCTAATTCGACATATAAGGGCGCAGAGGCAAATATACTTTGCACAAACTATTATGTCGTATTACGTGGCGTTTACAGAATGAACGGATCAGGCACAAGTGTAAGCTACGTAGCATATAACCCAATGCTATATAAGGGACAGAAGATAAAGCTAAAGTGTATCTATGATGGTGGGTATAAATGGGTAATTGATTCAAAGTCAGATTACACAGTGCCAGAAAGCCCGGCATTAATCGGATTTGGTGAAACTTCTTTGGGTTATTATTCGTCTGGTTGGAGTGTTTCGTTAGTTAAGAATTTCAATACTTGCGGCACAGGGGCCTTTACTGTATCGCGTATAGAAGATTCCAAGTATAGGGTTTACAGGCCGTCAAGTTGGACAGTATCATTAACTGATCCCTCTTTGCTAATTTCAGTATTTGGTAAAGGTTATATCTTTAGCGGCACAAATAGAACGAGTGGAAGCCCATGTAAGGCGACGTTAATAGATGTTCAATCATCGTATTTTGATGTGGTTACGTCTGATGATGACACTAAGAATGATGGCGAATTTGGGTTTACGATCCATTACGCCGGACGTATAAACAGCTACGTTGTATAATCATAAAAGTATAGCGCAATATGAAAGCAAAGTTAGTATTTAATAAATTGATACCGTTTAGTGGTTTCCTGGCTATGACCTTATGGCCGTTTATCTTTGTACGTGAAGAGTTGGCAAAGATGTATAGCACGGTGGTAAACAACCACAAACACATACACGCAGAGCAGCAAAAGGAAATGCTAATAGTTGGCTTTGCCCTGGCACTGATCGGCTTTGTGTTCGGTTTGGGTTGGTGGGCATTACTCTTTGTCCCTATCTTCTTATGGTGGTATCTCCTGGAATGGCTGATTAGAATACCTGTTGAGGGTAGCAGCCGCCAGGCATACCGTAATATATCCTTTGAGCGCGAGGCGTACGCCAACGAAAAGGATTTGGCCTACTTAGGCCGTCGTAGGCATTTCATTTGGCTAACATATATGTTTCACAATTAAATTTAAAAGTTATGGTTAAACAGACTAAAAAACTTAGTACAAAGACAACCGTAGCACAGATCAACGCTACGGACAAGTTCCCAATTACCAACGCTGACGGCGTGGTATCGTTAGTAACGCTTGCGACGATCAAGGCCGCTATCATGGACGGTGCAAGCCTCAACGCTATGTACGACGGTGTGTTTATCATGTATCACCGTAAGAGTGATGATTACCCGCTGATGGTTAAGCCCCACAAGTGGACGAGCATACAGAGCAGCGGAGAAATTGCCGACGGTGTAGTTGTCGTAGAGGGCGGCAAATGTCTGGTGGTAGCACCGACGGAATCTGCATCTAAGCTGACATGGAGTAGCGCAGCTATCAGCGGTGGCGGTACTACTACGTCAGATCGTGTAACGGCTATCAATGATTGGAACGGTAAGACCAATACAGCACAGCAGATCGCGCACAGCACATCAAGCGCAGTTACAAATACGGCATCGTACGCGCCTGGCTTCTGTAATCTCTATAGCCGCGCCAATGCTAACGGTAAGGGATTGACAGCGGGTAAGTGGTGGCTACCTTCTTTGGGTGAAATGATGATGATCTATGCCAACATGACAAAGATCAACTACGCGCTTTCGTTAATCAACGGTGCAACGCAGTTGGTTGAAGATGCTTATTGGACTTCTACCGAGACCAGCGCGACGCACGCCTGGTTTCTGTACCTCGACGACGGCACCGCCAGCGGCTACACTAAGGCATCGTACACGTATCGAGTTAGGGCCGTTTCAGCGTTTATCGCTTAGTAATTAGTTATTAATTTTTAATTATTAGTAGTACCCGGCGGTAGCCGGGTACATTACAACGAAAAATCGGATTATGGCAGAGAACAAAAGTATAAAGTTGGTGTCAAACGCGCCTTTGTATAAAGACGTGCGGACGCTGTTAAATAACATATTGGACGTTACCCCGGTTTTCCCAAGGGCATACAAATATACTATCGGTGGCGAAATGCAGAAGATAGCCGTTAGCCTACTGAATACCGTAGCGTCTGCGTATATGGATAAAGCTAACAGGTATCAACATCTAACTAAGTTCAAAGCCGATTTCGAGACGCTGAAAACACTTGTAAGAATAGCAGGCGAAAGGCGTTGGATTAAAGGAATAGGGCGGCACGCACTGATCATAGAACTGATGGACGCGATAGGCAAACAAAGTACAGCGTGGAAGAACTCAATGCCTGTAGGCAGTGAGTAGCCAGAATCGAATTTAGTTACGACTAAACGAGTGTGCAAATTTCCGTGGTAAATGGGGCCTATACCGTCATTTACGGTTAAGAGCAAGTCAATAGGCCACAGATTGCGAGCCTACCGAGAACAGCGCGACGAACGCCTGGAATCTGAACCTCAACAACGGCAACGCCAACAACAACACTAAGGCATCGAACACGAATCGAGTTAGGGCCGTTTCAGCACTTCGACGGAAATAGAAACAAAGTATAAAAATGATAACGACAGCGGGACTTTTAGAAGCGTACTACGATTGTCGCAGGAACAAGCGTAAGACAGCAAGCGCGTTAGTCTATGAAATGGACTACGAAAGCAAGCTGATTGCGCTACGTGACCGTATCAATATGCGCACCTATGCCCCTGGCAAGTCTATATGTTTTGTCGTAACGCGCCCCAGATACAGAGAAGTGTTTGCCGCCTCCTTTGAGGACAGAATAATACACCACTATATAGCATTAAGGTTAGAGCCGCTGTTTGAGCAAGTGTTTTGCCCGTACACCTATAATTGCAGAAAGGAGAAAGGGCAGCTTTACGGGATCAACACCCTAAAGCAGCAGATTATCGAGTGCAGCGATAACTACACAACGGATTGCTACATAATGAAACTTGATTTAAGTGGTTTCTTTATGAGCATAGACAAACAGATTTTGGCACGCCTGATTGATCGCTTTATCTTAGATCGGTACACAGGCGAGGACATAGAGGATTTGCGCTATCTTTGCCGGGTAGTCATATTCCACCAACCCGAAAAGAATTGTGAGCGACACAGCCCGGCCCGCTATTGGGATTACCTACCGCCTAACAAATCACTATTCACTAACGGAGAGGGCAAAGGCATAGCAATAGGCAACCTGTTTGCACAGCTATTTGCAAATTTCCTATTGAACGGTTTGGATTGGTACTTAGAGGAATTGGGTATAAAGTATCATGGTAGATACGTAGATGATTTCTACTGCATACACCGTGATAAGGCGGTACTACTTAGCGCAGTGCCAAAAATAAGGGCTAAGTTAGGTGAATACGGTTTGACCCTGAATGAAAAGAAATTCTATCTACAGCATTACACCA